CCGTGGTCACCGAACCAGAGATAATTTGAATACTGATTAATATGCTCTACATAGTAATTTACTGTTCCATCTGACTTCTTTGCATCAGTTGCGACAGATAAATTTGAGAACTTTTCAAGTATTGTGTTTGCAGTTCCAGTAATATCTCCATCTTCATCGATGACGATTACATGAAGTTCATCATTAGAACCGCCTCTTGCCGTTGCTTGTGCAGATGTTCCTGGTGCATTATCGAATTCTGCATGATAGTACCACTTGACAGTTACATTAACAGGTGTAACTGTTCCATCAACTGCAGTAGTTAGACCAGTAGTCTTACCCTTTTCGTTGATAGTCAAGGTATTTGTTGATACTGCTGTTACTTCATATTCAGTATTGTGTCCAGCAAATACAACCAAGTCTCCTACAAAGATAGTATTTGCAGATACAACTGTTACTGATGTTGCTCCTAACGCATTAGAGGTTACACATGTAGTAGTATTAGTACTTGTGTAAGCACCTGCAGTGTGACATACTGATACTTTAAGTGAGTTACCCAGAGTACCTGGATATTTTGCCGCCCAATCGCCAACTCCTGTTGCGATTGCAGAAGCACCTAGATTATCGTATTGTGTTTCGTTTTTAATTAAGAATCCTGAACCGTCTTGTGTCGCATTCAGCATACTTGCTTTTTCTGCTCTAACAACTTGAAGATTAGAACCATAACTCAGAAAGTTTGCCGCAGAGAAGAAATATTCGTATGTATCAGCATTAGGTTCACCGAAAACGGAAACCAATTCATTTTCTGAAGATACATTGATTACATCGTCTACAGGTCCCCACTGAAAGTTGCCCGCATATGCTCCCGGTGAGGTTGCTACTGCTGGCACAACCTGTGTTAAGTCCACTTCACGAACTAGAACGCCTGGTGAAATTTGAAATGCCATGTTATTTACTCCCGTATTTAAAATCAAAGGTTTTAGTCATTTACGATAATATTTATAAGTTTACCAATTTGTACTATCGACTACAACCCATCTGTCACCATCTGCATCGACAAAGGATTCGGCACCAGCGCCTTCTTCTTGACTTACAAAACCAAATGGTGTTAATTCATCTTCTATTGCTTGCATTTTCTCTTTATATAATTTTTGTCGTATATCATTCTCGGTTAATTCTTTGAAATACGGTTGTCCACTTAACCATGCAAACATCACCAAGCACATTGCTAAATCATCGTGACTACCTTCTTCTGCTTCGTAAGAACCTTTTCTTGCTACAAAAGTAGATAGTTCGTTGATAATATCGAAATCTTGAATTATCAACTTGTTTTCTTCTATTAGATTTTTGAGATTACTACAACCCAATCTTTTCAGTTGACCCGTAGTTCTAGCACCTAATGTGGTGCCTCCTCCAAAACCTCCTCCTAAAACTTGTCCTGCTCTACCTTTCCATGTGGTAGACAATAAGTTTTCGTATTCTATATCATTATTTAGAATATCCGCGACTTGTTGACCTATATCATTTATCTCAACAAGTATATATGCATCGTTATAATGAGAACACATTCTATTAATAACAGTTGGATACATTAAAGGTGAAATTTCATTTGAACGATACTTACATACAACTTTAAAAGGCATCTTTGTTACATCTAGTATCACAAACGCACTGTAGTCGATTCCTACGCCCCTTGAGACATCAACTGTGCAAATATATGTGTTACCTTCTTGTGCTTTTTCATATACTGTTACACCTTCTTTATCATATTCGGGTTGCTTGTATGCCATATTACGCAATGAATTAGGGTTGATAAGTGTATTACTTGACCCCAAGAACTGACATTCAAATTCTTGATCCCACTGTTCTTGAGAAGTATTTTTAATCGTTTCTTCTTTAAAGCGAATACCACGACCAGGAATATCATTCCACTCAACTTCAATAGTTGCATAATTACTACGTTTCTCTTCAGCATCAACCCACATCTTATAAAAATGGTTCATACCTTTAGGTGTAGAGACAACCATCACTTTTGTATTTTTACCAGAAGTAATTGTGGGATATACTGACCTAAAAAACTCTTCTGCTAGATTATTTGGAACGAATGCAAATTCGTCTAGAAATACTAGATTGAATGAACCACCACGAACCGCGCTAGATGATGTTGATGATGCAATAATTTTACTGTCATTCTCTAATACAATAGAACCTTTATTCCATTCTTTGATACCTTGCTGTAAGTAAGGCGGAAGTGCTTCATACGACATATGAATTTTTGCAAGCAAATCTCTTGCAAGGGAACCTTTGTTCGCAAGAATAGCACAGTTTACTGTTGGATTGAATAACGCAAACCACAGAATGTATGAACACACAGTAGTTGATTTACCTGACTGTCTAGGAATTTTACATATAGAAAATCTGTTCTTATGAAATGTTTTAATCATCTTCTTTTGAAACGAATACATTTCAAAAGGAATAAAACCTTCATCCAGATTAACAATCTTAATATACCTTTCGATAAAATATGATGGGTCCTTAGAACACTTTACATACTCTTCGATTTGTTCTGCAGTAAACTCTTGCTGAACATTAGTTTTTTTAAGATTAGGATTTCCTAGATAATTATCACTCATTTATAATCTTCTGTAATACCACTTCAAACTGGTCAATTTTTAGCGTACGGTTAGGCCAATAGATATAATCTTTTTCTGGATTCGCTTTTAGATTGTTCAGCAAAGGAACAACAGCGGCATATAGTTTTGATAATTTATCTTGTAGTTTCTGAACTTCTTCTGATGAAGATGTAGCAGTTTGTGCAAGTTGCTGAACTGCTTCTAGTTCATTCTCATCTACTGCGGTGAAACCAAAATCGAAATCACTCATGGTCGATTACCTTCTCCTCTTTCTCACCCTTGATTAGTTTCTGCAGTTCTGCAGTTGAACCAACGAATAGTGCATTAGTCACATTCTGAGGTGCTTTTTCGTCTACTTTGTTTAAGTCTTTCATATTTTTCTGTAGTCTCATCAAATCTTGAGTTACATCACTAACTGTTTTAATTAATTGACCTGCTACTTCATATGAACGAGGGTTCTCTGCTTCTCTTGCTAATTGAAGAATACCTTCGATTGCTGTATTACCCTTTTCGATGAGCATATGAAAGTTTTGTCGTGCAATTTCATAGTCTGCATCTGCATCTGCTTTATTAGGGTCAGGTGCTGGTAGATGGTCAGATGCTTGAACTTCTGTCGGTAACTGTTCTGCTATATCAAATACTCGATTTAATTTTTCATCAATACTCATATCACACTCCTTATAGTTGTGTGAATCCGCTTACCTTTTTCAAAGTAATCGTCACAGTTCCATCTTCAATAAAAACTCGTAAATCTTTACTTGGTTCTGCTGAAAGACCAAGTTGTCCTGTATTTGTAATAGCACCTACTCCTGCTCCACTGAAAGTAAACACTGGTGTTAGATTTGGTTCAGTAACACGATAAATCTCAATGTCTCCCACATTATTGTCATAATCAATTTGTAGAATAATACACTCTGGATTTTCTGCAGTTTCATCTCTACCTAAAGTATCGACATCCATATCAAAATCAACTGAACCAGGAGTGAAGTCTCCCGATACTGCAAAAGTTGCTCTAGTTTCTGTAGTTGCTAATATTGTCTTAGTTGCCATTTTATAATCTCACTTATTATGTTACTGGATTATCAGTCCACGTTTCACTAAATCCAAAATCATCATCTGCATCTGCAGAAGTTGGGTCTGGAGTTGTCACCAATCTACTAGTAGGTGTAATTGATGTTCCTATAGTAGGAGAGTTGTCTAAGAAAGCATCTGCTTGCACAGTCTTAATGATACCTTGCTCGGAAATAGGTCCATAGAAATTCATCTTTACAGTAAATGTCATAGTATATATGATACTTCTGCGAGAAGCAAAATCACCTTCATAATCATCCTCATATGTTAGACTTTCTAGTATAAGAGGAAAGTCATCTTTAATACCCATCTCAGGAACAGCATTAATAGTTAAAGTATATGCTGGTGTGAAAAATGGTAATATTTGTTCAACAACTTGAAGTGCATCTTCTTGGTTTTTTGCCATAATAAACAGACTGAAATTCAAGTTGTAAGGTACAGATTGATATTGTCTTTTAATCTCTGTGCTAGTAGTACCAACTGTTTTACGAACATTCATTTTGTTTACTTTACGTTGACCATCATAATTAAATCCACTAATTTCAAAACCCATTCTTGGTAAAGTTAGTTGATGTGTATTTGTTAGTTGAGGATTTTCATATAGTCTAGCAAGAAATTTTTGTTTTGGTCCATATGCAAGAGGCACTTTCAGTGATTGTATTGCATTCCCGCTTGCATCTTTTCTACGAATGTCGATATCATTGAATACGCTACCAAATGCGATAACACTTCTGCGAATTGTTTCATGATAAAAATGATTTTGTCCTAACATTATCTTTGTACCTCACCAAATGGATTGCTTGTGCTAAAGTCTATGATATCTTCTGCATTCAAACTAAAGTCGTTGTTTCTTGAAAGAGGTTCAATACTTGCACCAATTGTTGTCGCATTAGTTGTTGTTGAAAGTGTATAATCTTCTTTGATAATCTTAAATCCATTTTCAAGCAACAATGAACCTGAACTATCTTCAAGTGATATTTCATAGTTAAACATGTCAGTTGAACGTGCATCTTCAATAGCATCAATC